TACAAGGACTGTAAATGGAAGCAACATTGGTTGGAATACAAAGTATTCTTGCCTTAGACAGCAAAGTCAATAATAACAACATAGGAGTAAAAATTATGGCACTAAATTTAGAAGCGATGCGAGAAAAATTAAATGCATCAAAAAATGGTAACAAAAAATCTAATGATACCAAATGGAAACCTGAACAGGGTGACCAAACTATTAGGATTCTTCCTACAAAAGACGGTGATCCGTTTAAAGAGTATCACTTTCATTATAATGTTGGAAAAAATCCTGGGATCATGTGTCCAAAGAGAAACTTTAATGAGGAGTGTCCTATTTGTGACTTTGCCTCTTCTCTTTGGAAAGAAGGTGTTGAGAATAATGACGACGTTGCAAAACGTGAAGCTAAGAAACTATTTGTTCGAAAGCGTTATTACTCTCCCATCTTGGTTCGTGGAAGAGAATCTGAAGGTGTTAAAATCTGGGCTTATGGAAAACAAGCTTACGAAACACTTTTGGGTTATGTATTAGATCCTGACTATGGAGACATTACTGACGTTGAGTCCGGTACAGACATTGTATTAAATTATGATAGACCCGGAACTCCTGGTTCTTTTCCTAAAACCACCCTTAAACCACGTCGTCGCCCATCTGTTCTCTGCGATGACGATGTTGCAGACTGTGAAGCGTTGCTGGACTCTATACCAGACATAGGTTCTCAGTTTGATCGTAAATCAACAGATGATGTTCAAGCACTTTTGAACGAAGCTCTTTCTTCTGACTCTTCGGGTGGCTCCTCCGAGACACACAAATACGGTGGTGAGAAAGATGCTGTTGATGCTGCCTTCGATAAACTCGTAGGCTAAGAGAACACGGTTGCCCTCTCCGTTATGAGGGCACTTTCGTTTAGCAGACTGGGAAGTATAAAAAATGCATACAAGTCGCAAATCATAAAACGCCACAAAGATGGCAAAGGAGTCAATTATGACAAATGATTTAATTAAAAACTCCTCAATGGCACCAAACTTTAAAATGATGTCAGATGGAGCAAAAGCTATAGCTAACATCCACACAGCAGTTGCTGAGTTTGTGGATAATTCTTTTGATGCTAAGGCATCTAATATTCAACTTGTAACTTACGGTAAAGATAGAACCTATGATCTTTACATTAAAGACGATGGTTGTGGAATTCAATTTCACAAACTATTAGAGTCTTTAAAAGGCGGAACCTATTCAGACAAATCCAACACAACACAAGGTACATTTGGTTGCAAAGGTGTCGGATTAAAATATGCTTCAATTTATTTAGCGTTAAGTAGTTGTAAAGTTTATTCCAAGTGTAAAGAAGATGGAGATAAAATTAATTATGGTTCCATTGATCTTGATTCAATTCACAATTCAGAAGGTGCGAACAATTGGAATTCAATCTACAAAATAAATCAACTTGATTTAAATGAAATTGAAGACGAACAAATTTACCAATGGCTGGTCAACAATAAGTCTGGAACTGTTGTTAAATTAACAAAAATGAATAGTGAAGTTTGCGGATCAAAAGACAAGTTTGATGAAGCTATTTATGGTTATCAACGAGGAATGGCTCACATGTATAGGCACATCTTAAAGCAAAGAAGCACTTCATTGACTTTGAATGGAGATACTTTTACACCCAAAGGTCCTGGTTTTGGACACAAGGAACCATTTCAAGATAAAGTCTTTTTTAAAAATGATGTTCGCTATCATTCTGACTCTGATGGTTGGATTCCCCACACAGTAAACTTAGCAGATAATACAAGTTATGATGTTAAATTTAGGTTTATAAGAATTTCTTCTCCAACTTCTTTAGGAACTAATGCAGACTCTTACAAAGGCGGGCTCTTAATTCTTAGAGAAATGAGAGGTGTTACAACTCAAAAACTCAGTGGATTTAAAGACAAAAACTGGCAAACCGGACATTTAGTAATTGAACTTAGTTGCCCTGCTTCTTTTATAGATAGGACTTTAACTTTTAATGGAGATAAACAAATTAGAAGTGTAGAAAGTAAATTGTCTTTCTTTGATTTTAAAAAGCATTTTAAGCTTCAATTTAAAAAATACCAAAAAGAAATAATTCTTATTAATAAAAATGATGCTTTAACCAACGGCTCAGATTTAGAAAAAAGAAAAGCAACTGATCTTGCAGAGAAAGAAATAGTACGTAGATTTATTGAACAAAAAATAGAAGCTTACCAAGAAGACCATACAGAAGAAGAAATAAGATCTTGGATTGAAGAAGAATATTGTCCTCAAGGCTCAAACTCTAGAATTGATTTGGTCTGGAAAGATACACCATTTGAATTCAAAAAAGAAGTAACAAACATAAATTCTGTTGTAGGACAAATTCTTTGCTATATTCCCTTTTTGATAAAAGAAGAGAGGTTTGTTAATGACAACAATGAGTGTTGTTTTAAGCTAGCTATCTATAGCAAACCAAGTCAAAATTTAAAAAACTTGATTGAAGTAGTTAATGACACTTGTGTTTTTGATGGAGTAAAAGTAAACATTACATTAATTGATTTGCATAAAGAATATTCTAAATTGTTTAGTTATCCAAAAACTTCTGAAGAAAAACAAAGAACTGTACTAGCAGCATAAACAAAGAGTAACGCCTGCACATCAAAGCACAGCACCTTCGGCGTTCCAGAAAGTAGGAGGTGCCTTTTTTTAACAATGAGGAAACAATTAATGGGTAAAGTAATACAAATGGCAACAAAGCCGGGCAAGATCTCAATAGCAGATCTAAAAAAATCTATGAATAAATCGATGGGCATGAATGCAGCACACGACTTGAGACAAGACAATCCAACGACTGTAAAAGAATGGATTCCAACAGGATCTAGATGGCTTGACTCGATTATATGCAAAGGAAAGATGGGAGGAATACCTGTTGGAAAGATAACAGAAATTGCCGGACTCTCATCTGTGGGTAAATCGTACTTGGCAGTACAAATAGCAGCTCAAGCACAGAAGCAAGGAAAATCTGTTGTTTATTTCGATGCAGAATCAGCAATTGATCCTATTTTTCTGAAAGATGCAGGGATTGATATGGATGAGAATTTCTTATACGTTCAAGCTGTTTCTGTTGAAAAGACTCTAAAAGGTATTGAGGACATGATTAATCAATTTGGCGACATGCAACAGTTTGTCTTTATTTGGGATTCAATAGCAGCCACATCTGCTGAAAAAGACTTAGAAGGTGATTTTGATCCCCAATCAACGATGGCTATGAAGCCAAGGATATTCTCTAAAGCATTTCCAAAACTAACAATTCCTCTGGCCAATGGACAACACACATTGTTGCTTATAAATCAGTTAAAAACCAACATACCAAAGAACCCCTTTGATGCTTTAACGAATCCATATAACGCACCTGGAGGTAAAGCATTAGAGTACTTTAGTTCTCTTCGTATTTGGCTTACAGGTAGAAAAACAAAAGCTTCATTTGTGTTTGATGATAATGGAAGAAGAGTTGGTTCTGAAGTAAAAGCAAAGATCAAAAAATCTCGTTTTGGAACACAAGATAGAATTTGTACCTTTCAGATTCGTTGGGGAGATAACATAGGAATTATGGATGAAGAGTCGTGGCTTGAAGTAATAAAGAAGTCTGAATCTTATCGAGTTGGCGGTGGATGGTGCTACGTGAAAGATAAGAAAGGAACAGAACATAAATTTCGCTCAAAAGATTGGATGAATGAAATGAAGAATAAAGAATTTAAACAAATGGTTATTGATATAATGGATGAAGAATTAATAAAAAAATTTGAGTCAACTGGATCAAGTATTGTACCAGATGATATAGACGATTAGTCATAAACTATAACTCCTGTTGTTAGCCCCTAACATGCGTTAGGGGTTTTTTTTTCTTTTTACTTGACAACATTGAGGTAACATGTTATAATAATACTACGGAGGAAATATGGATTATACAAATTTATGGATCGCTTTTGCGATTGTATTTATAGGTCTTCCAGTGATTGGCTCAATTGCTATTCATTGGAGGCCAAATGGAAAATAAAAAACTACTAATAATTGATGGGCTCAATATGTTTCTTAGAAACTATATTGTTAACCCTGCACTGGCTCCCGATGGTCATCCTATTGGGGGCTGTATAGGCTTCATAAAGAGCCTTCAAAAAGTCTGTGGTATGTTTACACCGGATGAGATTATAATCGCTTGGGATGGGCATTCTGGCTCTTCTAAACGCAAACAAATGAACAAAGGATACAAAGACGGTCGGAAGCCTGTTAGGTTTAACAGACGTATGGTCGAGTTAAATGAATCAGAACAAAAAATTAATAAAGCAGAACAATATGTAAAACTCGTGGAGTACTTAAATGAAACACCTACAATTCAAATCGTTGTGGACTATGTGGAAGCCGATGATATTATCGCTTATGCTTGTGGACACACTAAATATAGAGAATGGGATAAGTATATTATCTCAAGCGACAGAGACTTTTTCCAGTTGCTCGGAGACGGAGTGTACTTGTACAGACCAATCCAAAAAAAGCTTGTGGATAAACCTAGTCTCTTGGTTGAACATGGTATTCATCCCAATAATTTTGCCCTTGCTAGAGCCATTGCAGGAGATAAGTCAGATAACTTACCAGGCATACCTCGGGCTGGGCTTAAAACAATTAAAAATCGTTTTCCTTTTATGGGTGACGAAGAGATACAAACTGTTGAGTCGCTTGCAGAATATTGCAGAAACGTGGACAAACCGGTTAAACTTCACACAAACATACTTGCTGGATTGGATCTTATAGAGAGCAACTATGACATCATGCAGTTATATAAACCAGTAATGTCTCATACATCTAAACAACAGGTAGAGTTTGCCCTAAATAATTTTGAACCTGAATGGAATAAGATACAATTTCAAAAGTACTTGATGCGTGATGGACAAATAACAATAAACTTGGACAAACTTTTTTTAAATTTTAAACAGATTATTTCTTGACAAATAGAAATAATAGGTTATACTTATAAAACACTCGGAGGAAATTATGAATAAGGATAAAGACACTTTTGTCGGTTATGGCAAGAAGTTTCAAGAAAGCGTAGCTAGATTAATGATGGAGGATAGACCATTTTGTGACCAAATCACAGAGGTTTTAGAACTTGAATTTTTTGATTCTACGTATCTAAGAGCTTTTGTTGAAATTATTTTAAATTATAGAGAAAAATACAATCAACATCCGCACTTTGCAACTCTACACACAGAGATAAAAAAAGGCAATAAAGATTATGACGGAGCAGTAAATAAACAATTAAGAGACTTTGTTGTAAGAATACAAACAGAAGACATTAATGACAAACAATACATAAAAGATCAAGCAATTGATTTTTGTAAGAAACAATGTTTGAAAAAAGCTATACTTGAATCTGCTAATTTAGTAAAGAAAGGAAATTACGATTCAATTACCAAAATAATAAATGAAGCTCTGTCTAAAGGCAATGATCAAGACTTTGGTCACGACTGGTTTATGGACATTGACAATAGATACGTTAAGCAGTCTAGAAAACCCATAACAACAGGCTGGCAGAGAATTGATGAAATTACCAAAGGTGGTATTGGAGCCAAAGAGTTAGCTGTAGTGATCGCTCCAACAGGTGCTGGTAAATCAATGGTTCTTGTTCACCTTGGTGCCCAAGCGCTTATGCTTGGAAAGAAAGTTATTCATTACACTTTAGAACTTGCAGATACTGTCGTTGGTCTTCGCTATGATTCATGTTTGTCAAAAGTCAATTTGCGAGATATTATGGACTCTAAAGAAATTGTAAAAGAAAAGATACAAGACGTATCAGGCAAACTAATTATCAAAGAATATCCGACCAAGTCGGCTTCAACCAAGTCATTGAAAAATCACTTGGAGAAGTTAAGAAAGCAAAACATTTTACCAGATGTTGTCATTGTTGACTACGCTGATTTACTTCGACCAGTTTCTTCAACAGCAGAGAAGAGGCATGACTTGGAAAGTATCTATGAAGAATTAAGAGGCATGGCAACAGAGTTTGAATGTGCCTTCATAACAGCATCGCAAACAAATCGTGGAGGTCTTAATGCTGAAGTTATCACTATGGAATCTATATCAGAGGCTTTTAACAAGTGCTTTGTTGCTGACTTTATTTTTTCACTATCGAGAACTCCGCAGGATAAGCAAGCTAACTCGGGGCGCATATTTATTGCTAAGAACAGAAATGGACCAGATGGACTGGTGTTCCCTGCTGCTGTTGATTGGGCAACTGTTTCAATAGATGTCCTAGAGAGAAGAGGTGATGAAGAGCCTCCACAACTAACCGCAAAGGAACAGTTATCAAGTCTTCAAAAGTATTACACAAAACTATCAGGATCAAAATAATAACAAGGAGAATAAGATGGCAATAGAAAACAAAATACTATCGGACATAACAGTCCACATGAAATATGCTCGTTATCTTCCCGAGCTAGAGAGAAGAGAAAACTGGGAAGAATTAGTTACCAGAAACAAACAAATGCATGTCAAAAAATTTCCCAATTTGAAAAATACAATCGACTGGGCTTATGAGTTTGTTTATAATAAAAAGGTATTACCATCAATGCGTTCAATGCAGTTTGGTGGTAAGCCTATAGATGTATCACCTAACAGAATATTCAATTGTGCTTATGCACCTATTGACCACATGAAGGTCTTTGGAGAGATTATGTTTCTTCTTCTTGGAGGAACAGGTGTTGGATATTCAGTTCAAAATCATCACGTTGAAAAACTCCCTGCAATCCACAAGCCATCGGGAAAAAGAACAAGACGTTATCTTATTGGTGATTCTATCGAAGGATGGTCTGACTCTATCAATGCTTTAATGAAAGTTTATTTTACAGGTGGTTCTAAACTACGATTCGACTTCTCAGACATCCGCCCGAAGGGTGCGAGACTAGTTACTAGTGGAGGCAAAGCTCCCGGCCCACAGCCGTTGAAAGAATGTCTTCTTAAAGTACAAGGAATTTTAGATGGAAAAGAAAACGGTGACCAACTTACCACAATTGAAGTTCACGACATTATCTGCCACATCGCAGATGCTGTATTGGCCGGTGGTATTCGTAGGGCTGCTCTCATTAGTTTATTTAGTGCTACTGATCAACATATGCTTGGTGCTAAATCAGGGAAATGGTATGAGACAAACCCCCAACGTGGAAGAGCAAACAACTCAGTAGTTATTATGAGGCACCGCATTGACAAAGATACGTTCCTTGATCTCTGGGACCGTGTAAAGGCTAGTGGAGCTGGAGAGCCCGGTTTCTATTTTACAAACGATAAAGATTATGGCTGTAACCCTTGTTGTGAAATATCACTTCGCCCCTTCCAGTTTTGCAATTTGACTGAGATAAATGTGTCTGATGTGGAGACACAAGAAGAATTAGATGCAAGAGCAAAAGCCGCTGCTATTATTGGCACTCTTCAAGCGGCTTATACTGACTTCCATTATCTTCGCCCAGTTTGGAAAAGAAACACAGAGAAAGATTATTTAATTGGTGTATCTATGACTGGCATAGCATCAGGTAAAGTATTGGAACTAGATATGAAAAGGGCTGCAAATAATGTTAAGATGGCCAATACAGAGATTGCGATAAGAATTGGTATCGGACCAGCCTCAAGATGTACAACTGTAAAACCAGCAGGAACTACATCACTTACTCTTGGAACTAGCTCAGGAATCCATGCGTGGCATAACGACTATTATATACGCAGAATTCGCGTAGGAAAGAATGAATCAATTTATCACTATCTTAACATAAATCATCCGGAGTTGGTTGAGGATGAGTTCTTTAGACCACATGATACCGCTGTGATCTCTGTACCACAGAAGGCACCTGAAGGGTCAATTACTCGTCATGAATCAGCACTTGATTTGTTAGAGAGAGTAAAGAAAGTCCATCTCGAATGGGTAAAGGTAGGACATAGGAAAGGACAAAACACTAACAATGTGTCTGCTACTATTACTATCAAACCTGACGAGTGGCAAGAGGTTGGAGAATGGATGTGGGAAAATAAGAAAAATTATAATGGTTTATCTGTGCTTCCTTATTCAGATCACTCTTACAAGCAAGCTCCTTTTGAAGATTGTACCAAGGAAGAATATGAAGCCTTGATGCCTTCCTTGAAAGAAGTTGACTTGGATAAAGTTATCGAAATCGATGACAACACAAACCTTACAGGCGAACTGGCATGTGCCGGCGGTGCTTGTGAAATTAACTAAATGGAGAAAACATGAAACAAAAACTAGAACAACTAATCGAAGGGCTTCAAGCCATTCTTGATGACATAGAAAAAGTGGATGAAAAGTCCTATGGTTACAAAGCAGCTGCTGTCCGTGCCAGAAAGACTCTTCACGAAGCAAGAGGTCAGTTCCAAGAACTTCGTAAAGAGATTCAAGCTAAAAAGAACGAAGAGTAACATCTATTCTTTTGTTATTATCAAACCCTGTGACTAATTATCATAGGGTTTTTTATTAGGAGAAGCGCATGAAACTAACAAAACAAAAATTAGAACAATTAATAATAGAACAATACAAAAGTATGAGTCGAAGAGTTTTTGATAAACGCAGACAAGATACTGAAGACATGATGAAGCCGTACAAGAATAAAGATACATTTATCCAAGTAGCAGGGGATCAGGGAATGCAAACTAAAAACCCTGAGATTCATGGCAAGTTAGCCAAACTCTACACACAGGATCGAAACCAAGCTACAGAATTAGCCGATGCAGTTGATGAACCAATTTTTCTTAAACTTCCCAGAGGTGATTCGGAGTTTGAAGTGCATGATTTATATCCAAATCAGTTCAAACATTGGTCTAAACTCCAACCAGATCCATCATATGCACCAGTAGGAGGCTGGATTGAGATTTATCTTAATGAATATAAAGTTGGAAGCTTTACCGACAAGATGTTGTCTAAACCATGGTTTGTGAATCTCTACCCAACAGATTACAATGGTAGAAATATCTTCGATACAAAACTATCAAAACAATTTTCTAACTCTCAAGATGCGATAGATTACTATAATCAATACGCAGTGGAAGAGTATCCCGAAAGTAAACCGTTGAAAACCCGAAAAGAAAATTTCAAATTACAACCATATAAAAAATAAATAAAATATTTGACAAACAACACACAATGTGTTATAATATAATTATGCTGTTCGACTTATGGTGTTGAATAGAACTTGTGGCAACTCTTCTTTGCGTGACAAGTTTTTATTTTATCGGAGGTTAAATGTTTATAAATATTTATAATAGACATGTTCTTGTTGAACTTGTCGAAGAAGAAAGTGAAGAGCAACAATCCCTTATTGCTTTGCCACAAGATTATAAAAAGAATCAGTCACCTTATTTGGTTGTGAAAGTATTACAATCATCTGGTGATAGTAATCTATTTTTAGAACAAGGAGATCTTGTTGTAATTGAACGTAGAATGCTAACAGAGATAGAAATTAAAGGTGAAAAGAACTATTTAGTGTTAGAAAATTACATCTACGGGAGATTAGACGATGAAACTTACTAAACAACTATTAAAAGAAATGATTATCAAGGAAGTTAAAGAAAAACTTCTTACTGAAGAACACATTTCTAAATACAAAAAAATTATAAAAATATTACGAGATGCACCTTACAAATCTTTAGCAATAATGTCTGGACAAAACCCTGGAGCATCTTCTTCTGATGCATCTACACCTTTAGGTATCAAAACTAGAAATGCAAGATTGAAAAAATCTTTAGAGCAAAGACTCAAAGAAGAAGGATTACCTTTCAAAAGAGTTGGTGGTAATTTCTATGGCTTAGATGAGCAAAGTGTTCTTGTTTACAACGAAGACCCATCCGCAGATGCACACGATCAATTCTTACATAAAATAGCAGCTCTCAACAGAGAATTTGGACAATGGGGTTTTTTAGCTGGTGATAGAATTACTGATCCTGATAACCCTGCTATGGGATTTACGCTATATAAAATAGACTATAGTGTCAATCATGATAGAGCTTACGGTGCAGTTGGTCCTGTTCCAACAACCACTACCGTTTATGATGATGATCAAATTAAACAAATGAAAATGACAGGCGATCACTCTTATGATCCAACATCAGGTAAGAAGTGGATCATACCAGTTTAGGAATAAATGATGAAATATGATAAAACAATATCCTTATACAATGATAATATCGGTTCTGTCTCTTATGTTGAACATATGGGGAGTGATCTTACTATTGTTAATTCAGCAAGGGTCTCCTTTGGTGTGGAAAAAACTGGTCTTGATAATCGCGACAAAAAACTTATCAATTACCTTATTAAACACAGACATACATCAACTCTCGAGCACAATGTTATTACTTTCAAGTTTATTGTGCCTTTATTTGTTCGTTCACAACACCACAGACATCGTACTTGGTCATATAATGAAATCTCAAGAAGATACACAGACAAAGACCTCAGATTTTATCTACCAAACAATTTCAGAACACAACACAAGTCAAACAGACAAGCGTCTAATGTAGATGATTTACAAGATCCATTAGCATACAAAGACTTTTCTATGGTAACTTGTTCAGAAATTTTACAAAACAGGACACAAGATTGTCTTCATGCGTACCAAGTCATGTTAGAAGCCGGAGTTTGCAGAGAACAGGCAAGGATGATTCTTCCACAAAACCTTTACACAGAATACTACGGAACAGCAAATCTTAATAATCTTTTGAAATTTATAGATCTCAGAACACACGAAGGAGCACAGTGGGAAATACAAAAAGTTGCTGAAGCATGCTTAGAAATAGCTACTGATCTTTGGCCTGAGACTGTAAGTGCATACAGGAGAATTAGAGATGTCGTATAAACAAGTAGACAAAATAATTGAAAACTGGAGAAATTCATATGATCTTCCTGAGATTTATCATCCTGGAATTGAAGTGCTTAACGAGGCTGTTAGTAGAAGAAACTTCATAAAAGGATTAGGAGCATTAGGCTTGATTGGTGGTGCTACATTAGCTTCTTTAAAAAAGAATGTGACACCTGAAGATGTGGAGCCTGAAGATACAAGAACTGAATTGCAAAAATATCAAGATGAAATAAAAGAAAAAGGTGATTTTAATTGGAGAAATAGAGAAGTTGAAGCTGCAAACTCTCCAGCGTTACAAGATGGTATTATAAAAGATGGTTGGATGAAGGGTACTTACAACCCTAAAATTCCAATGAAAAGAATGATAAAAAAATATAAAGATAGTTGGTATCAATTGAACCCTAGAATGGTTTACGTTCATCCCGGAGCACTAGATCCAGACGAAGTTTTACCAACCACTGGTCTAACTGTCGATCAATTAAAAGACTGGTACTATACAAAAGAAATTGTTAACTTACATAACAACTTGTACAGCCCACACGCTTGGCCCTATAACCCACCCTTTGACAATGTTCCTTATCTTTATAATGAAAAAGGGCAAATATATTTACCACTCGCATGGTCTGTTGCATTCGATGTGTGGCAACAAAAAATTTATGAGTTTCTAGATGATGTCGCGGAAAATGCATACGTTGAAAGAGACGGTAGGTATGTTCAAGAAAGCGAAGCAGCTGTAAAAAAAGTGATTAGAAGATATCACATGGGATCAAAACAAGAAAGAATTTATATTTTAAAAGAATTTGAATTATCTCAAGGAGATGATTTTAAGATATCTGAATATCTTCAAGATACAGCTAAAAGAATACAGTCATCAAAAACAGATACTGGTTTACAAGAATCCAAAAAACGGAGGAAAATATGGATAAAAAAATACAATTAATAATGTACACAATGGTGTTTTTATTTGCAGGAAGTTGCAGAAATGTAAAAAGGCTAGACTTACCAAGAATCTATTTTGATGGACACCCTAAAAAGTGTGAAGCATGTGACGAAATACACTAAACCAATAACAAAACCTCTTTTTTCCATCGGCGATCTGGTGAAGATTAGAGGCTTTGGTATTATCTTAGCAAAGAGTGAAATAGGAATAGTCACAAAAGGTCCCTACTCGTACAAATCAATCGAATCATACCATGATCTAGTTTATTTTGAATGGTGGTGTTATGATATTTTAGTAGGAAAAGAACTAGTTAGAATGATGCCGGAAAACTTTTTATTAGAGGTTAAAATAGAATGAACATAACTTTTAAAAGCATTATAAAAGAAGTATTAAAACAAATGTCTTACACTCCTGAAGAAACTGAGAAACACAGGATCGTCATTGGTACCATAATTGATACAACTCTTTCCAAACCTACTCTAGATGTTAATACATTTCTTGATCCTGTTCATCATGAAGATCAATATAAATGGTTTCGCGACAACCCTAGTGAATACATTGATACCTATTCTGATGAAGAAGATGAGTTTGATCGAGAAAAAGCTTATGGACCAATTAGAGATCCTAAAGAAACAACACTTTTGTATTACTTATACAGAGGAACTTACAAAGGTAAAGATGGCAAGTGGTACATAGGAAATGGTCAAAACATAGATGCTGTTATCAAAGAAGTTAGAGACAGAGCCATGGCATTTGTTGATGCTATAGGCGATTATCAAGAACTTGTTGATGTGTTCTATTCAGATTATAAAAAAGTTTTAGATTTTACAGAAAAGTTTTCAGAAAAAGATGAAAAATCCACAGCTGTCTCCACGTTTATGTCAAAAGGTTCCCCCGGTGAATTTGAAAGAATGCAATTTGCAAAATTTAGATCCGGTGCTCTTTATGGTGACACCACAACAAAAGGTATTCGAGGCACCAGAGACCACATGTATAAAAATTCAGCAGAATTAAAAAACATACCTGAAGAACATAAAAGATTTTTCTCTTTTGATTATATGTGGCTAACCTGTAATAACTTAGCCCAAGCTGATGGTCTTAAGCCATCGGATAAGAAAGTAGGTGAATTGACAGCAGAGCTTTATGCTGATAACTACAGAAATGGGCTCACAGTTCAAGAAAGAAAGAACACTTTTGGTACTGGATGGATGACAAATTTAAAATCATCTGAAGGTTTATCGTTTGTTTATAACATTTTTCTCAATTCTTTGATAAATGATGATAAAAAAATTGCAAATAATCCAAAACCTCTTTCTCAAATGAACGATGCAGAAATAATTGAATTTTTACTGATACCCTTTGATGACATTTTAAATAAAACAAAACAAGCACTTCAGATAGGCGCTTATCCATCAATTATGTTGGATCTTTTAAGAATTAAAAACAAAATTCCACAAGTTTTGATTAAAAATAAGAAAAGAAAATTCATGAGAACAATCAAAGGATTAAGAATGGCTGGTTATCTAAACGAAGATGATAGCTTCACTGATTTAGTAAAAGATTATGAACCTCAAAAGACAATAGTTGATAATTTAAAAAACTTTGAACTAACTGTAATGAAAATTTCACAAGACATTCAAAAAGGTATGATTGAAAAATTTAGAATTGATAGAATGTATAATTTTTTTGACATGTTACAGAGTGATGAAAGAGCCAAAGGAATAGAAATTTTAAAAAAATATAAAGTAAACGCCGCCACTATTGAAAATGCGACAGTAGAGTACACTGATAAGGTTATTGAAGCGAACAACATTTTACAACAAATAGTTGTGAAACAAGCATCTAATAAGAAAATAGAACCAAGTATGTGGGAAAAATTATCGTTAATTTCTAAAGATAGTACTGAAAAAGAGCAAAAAGATATAAAAAAAATTATCATTTATTTAAGAAATAAAGGTGCACTGTGAATAAATTTTACTTTGATGAATTAGTCCTTGGTGGATCTTTAACTGCTTTATTATATGCTTATAAAAAAAATCTGCCAATTTTGATCGATGTCGCTCATGTGCCTTTTGTTTTAGATGAAGTACCATCGCATTGGGATCTTTCTTTCATCGGATTTGCTAAGAAAGGACAGCATAAAAAGTCTCAAGTGTGGGATCGATTATCTTTCCTTTTGGCTATGTCTGGTTTGGTTCTTTTTCCCAACAATATAGAATCTTTTAGAATAGAAGATGACTTTATAAACATAATTGGATTAGATAATAAAAAAATGATTGTCAATTATAATAAACTAATTGAATTTGATAGAGATTCAAAAGACTATCTTATGGTTTATGATTGGTTTGCCGTACATTCTGGTTCTCGGCATGATTGGGAAGTTATTCCCAACCCTGATGAAGATTTGTGTCACTTACTCTTATTCCACAGATCAACTAGACCTCGTACAAGGTCTGATGTCAAGGACGTTTGTGCAGTCTCTAGGGTGTCTAGAGAGTCTCTGAACAACATAGAGTGGTCACCCACCTACACTCGTATAAAGACACTTCAGATGATGAAAGGAGTGGGTATAAGAGGAAGAGCAAATGGCTATAATAGAAAAGGCAAAGTTCTTCATTATGCTATTTCTATTGAGCACATGTATCGTGAAGTCTTTGAAGAACAAAATAATAAACTATCAATTGAGGAAATCTTATCATGGAAGAACAATAAAGGAACAAACCTATGGAATTTGACACAAAAAATGTTAATGGCTCATCTTACCACCTCGCCGGAATAGTACCTTGTGGAGGTCAATCTCTTGATTTTGGCATGGAGTGGCCTGACTTTATGATGCCAATAGCACCTAACTATACAATGATTGAAGCTGCTATTATGGAGTGTGCCTGGGCAGGTTGTGAAACTATCTGGGTTTGTCTTTATGAAGACACCGCACCACTGGTTAGACATAGAATAGGTGATTACATACAAGACCCTGTTTGGGCATGGCGCAGTATGGACCCACAACCAACAGCTAACCAAAGAAGGATACCAATTTTTTATGTACCAGTTCATCCAAAGAATAGGTTTAGAAGAGATTGTTTAGCTTGGTCAGTAATAGAAGGAGCACTTTCCGCCTTTAAAGTTTCAGCTACAGTATCTAAATGGATTTATCCCAATAAATATTGGGTTTCTTTTCCTTATGGATTTTTCGATCCAGAAATCTTACGACAGCACCGCCCAAAAATTTCTTCCTCCAAAAATTTTCTCATTACTCACAATCAACAAACACCAGAGCAAGGAATACACACTAGTTTTTCATTTGGTAAAGAAGAATTTATAAAGTTTCGTAGAAATTTAAGAAAAGGCACGGGAAAATTTACAAATGAAACCGACGAAGATGGAATACCTAGAAACAAACTACCATTAGAAGAAAGATATTCAGCACGTTGGTTTGGTTTAGAAGATGTTTTCACAGAACTAAACACAGATAACAAACTTGAGGTAGAAGATTTTTATGATTTATCTTCTTGGCAAAATTATAGAAACTATTTATGTTCTAATCTTGCTAGTAAAACTATTCGACCACCAGACTGGTTAATGAAATTTAAAGAATTTGGCTCAATAGCACTTGACAGAATGGATTAAATGTGTTATAATGAATTATCAGATAAAAAGAAAAAAATACAAAAAACATATTATGGAATTAAAATTTTTAAGATCAGAGTTGTCATATCAAGAAGAAGTATTGAGCATAGCTCATCAAGACTTTGAATTGTTCTATAGACAATGGTGTCAAGATAACAACCTAAATTTGACAGCGTTAAATGAAAAACACGAAACTCGAGTTTCAAAATTTTTATCGCAGCCAAATTTTTCAGATTTGAAAAATGATGAAGCTGGCATAATAGTTTTAAGTGAAGAAAAGAAAAAAGAGAAAAAAAAGTTTCACTCTTTATTTAAACAAGTTGCAAAAGTAACACATCCTGATAAACACGAAGGTACCACATTAGATTTCAAAACAGCTTCAGCTGCTTTCGAAGAAGGAGATTGGGCAATGTTGCTCCAGATAGCAGAGGAATACGGAATCATACCTGAAGATTTAGATGAAGTATTGCCCGTTATGAAAAGTGAAGCAGAGAGATTAAAAAAGATTATTAAAAAAAACAAGACTATGTATTCCTGGAGACTACAGGAGTGCGAAACTGAAGATTGCAAAGTATCACTTGTAAAGCAGTTTTTAAAACAATTATTTAATTTGGAGTTATAATGTTATTAGGATTATTATTATGGGCATGTGATTCGGATGTGTCAATTATAAAAAGAATAGAAGAAGAAACAGGTCAATCAATTGGTGTTGGAGAGCCGGGAGAGCCTGTTGCTATTGCGCCACAACCATCCGCTGAAGTTGGTTCAGAGCCGTCTTATGAGCAACAAAGAGCAGGAGTTACAGGATTATCAACTATGTATCTTAGACAGATTGCTTGTCCTGCATGTATGGGAGAGACTCAAGAACTAACTGTTGAATATGAATTGCAGGTTCACCAACCAATATCAGATTCTTGGAATTCATGGATACCACAAGATGGTACTTGTGATCCATATCTTTATCGATCAACACCGTCGACGGTGCCAATGCAAGTTGGACAAACAATACAAGTTATGAATCAAAATCATCAATTTGATGCTTATCAAAGTGGAGCTGGAATTTACACATCGCAAAACATTTGGGAGTCACATTTGCAACGAAATGCTGTTTATAATGTGCAAACAAGTGAGGGTTCATTTCAATTTACAACAGTTGAAGGGTTTGACTACATTGAGCCGTATACAATGCTTTGGGTTGACCCTTCCTATGCTTTTGAAGCAGCTGTTCGTCGTTCGGGCTTTACTATTACTTGGGCTCCTGTTAGAACAACTAGCAAAATGATGATAACTCTTGGTATCTATTCGTCCGATGGATCTTCCTTGTTGGGTCAAATTTCTTGCTTTGGACCAGATAACGGGGCAATGTTCATCCCTTCACAATACTTAAATTATCCAACATGGTCGTTGGTTGCAATACACATCGAACGATTCGAGATAGGTCTTGTAGAGACAGACATAAATAATTCCTATATGGAAACTTTACAAATTTGGGAAGTGGTGGGCACTGGGCACATCGAGTAACTATTTATTAACCAGACTAGGGAGGATTTATGTCATGGAAAAATCAAAAATCGCAGATTATGCGTGGAAAGGCTTTACTGTATTGTTATCTATCATCATTGTGCCTTGTTTTGTATGGATTTGGGACTCAGAAATGAGACTTGGAGCATTGGAGTACAAGATGGATGATGCTAACAAATCATTAGAAAAAATTGTCGCTCACATGGATAACCAAAACGGCTCAGACGCTGTTGATCGTCAAGTTCAATTTAAACTAATGGAAGATAGGCTAAAACAACTTGAAAAAAATCAAGAAAGATTGGAGAAAGAAGTTCTTCATTATGCAAAAAAATTCGTTGAAAAAGGAGATAGAAGATGAAAAATTGTGATAAATGTAAATGTGGATCAGAATGCTGCGAATGTGAATGTTGTGGCTAGTGAGTGTCCATATTGTGAATGTGATCCGTGTGATTGCGATTGGGGTTTAAATGGCTTATTTAAAACCTGGAACACTGGTGTTTATAAGACATTGGTCCATGGACTGTCTAGCAGTAGTTATTACCCCACCATCGATGATTTTAGACTACCAGTATTTGACAGTGTTTATAATTCACTTGGGACTGGTGTATCAAACAGCTACAAAAAACATTATCCGTCTGTTATCGTAGATAAATCAGTCTATAAAGTTGGTGATCTTGTTAATTGGTATCCTTTGTATGGGCTTTGTGACTTTAATAAGATATGGCTAATCAAAGATGTGTTTTCAAGCAACCCTTTAGATTGTGCTTATTACGATTATGAAATAACAGATGGTTTAGAATGTCATCTTGTAACATTTAGTGAACTTAAAAAAATGGAGGAAAAATGAAAAAATACAAAAATGACTATGTGTGGAACGAAAAAATGTGCCATCACTTAGATCGAGAATATGAGTTAGAATGCATCAGTCTCTATAGAAACTGTTATGACTATTCACCGATAGAACATTACGATGAGATTATGGCTTTTGTAACAAAAGCTTTCATAGACAGAAACAGACAGCTAGAGATGGAAGAAAGAAGATACATAGTTCAAGTTAAGATGAAATGGGGCTTTCTTACTATTTATTATGATGGGGGTAAAGACCCTTATCTAGATGAAATAATAAATACTGCTGCTAAAATGGCTCAACAAGTTAAAAAGAAGCTTGATAAGCAATACGGTAGAGGAGGGTTTCGACATCGAACAATACTTTCACCAAATAAAAGTTGATAAACTTCCGGAAGGTCGTATACCTAAATTTGAAATAGGAGATTTAGTCGAGACCACTTTTCGCTCTGATGATGGTGCTTCATCTTATAGAATGAAAGGAGAATATGGTTTAGTTTGCGGGATTTTATTTTATGAATGTAGAGATTATGGTGTAGATTATCCAACAGATGAAAGAGAGCCTTATTACATTATTGAATATAAACTCTTGATTTCAGAAAATAACCGTCAACATCGATACATTTCAGAAGAAAATTTAAGGAAGGTGAATGAATGATTTATTTTTTAATCTCTTTGGCATTAGGAACTACTGTGTTTGCTCCAATGACAACTCAACTGGAAACAACTGTGGTTCATTATTTTATTGACAAAGACTTTCATGCAAGAAAGAAAGACATGCTTGTTATTAATTGGGCTGATTGTGAGATGATGCCACCAAGAGAATGTGCTATGGTTAAGGGACTATGGTATCTCGACACAGTTGTATTTGAAGGTGAAGAAACTTATCAAATCAATATATTTCTTTACGATGAAAAATCAAGGATTGTATCTCAATCTATTATACACAAACGATACAAGATTGAAAAGATTCCACAAAAGACAACGGTCAAGGGCACTAAGGTTGAACGAGGCACAATCGCACCATTCAAGACGGAGATTGAAAAGCCACCAATTTTAATAAAAAAGAAACCAGAAATCACGGCAAGAGAAATCGAACAAGCTGTTGTTAAACTACTTATTAACATTAAGGAGTATGAAGAATGAAATTAACAAAACAAAAATTAGAACAACTAATAATGGAAGAATTCAAAACCATGAGTCAAAAAATCTTTGATAAGCGAAGAAAACAACACGGAGATGAACTTTTTAGAGTATTTGGTGACGAAGACCAACCAATAGAATATCCAGAATTACATGATAAACTTGGAACTCTTTATTCAGGTGATCCTGAAAGTAGAAAACAAGCATTAGATTTAGCTGACACTTTAGATGAACCCATAGACAGGAAATTTTCTGGTATGAAAACAATTCCTCTTGCTCCAGAGAAGAGATACAATCCGAGAACAAACATAAATACTTATGGAACAAAACCTGAGCATTGGGAATACGGCACATGGTATCACTATGTAAGAAAAGGTTTTACTAAGTATTTTGAAGATGAAATAGACGAAGATACTTTTGAAAGGTATATAGAATGGGGTGAAGATAGAGATGAATTCCCTCAGAGTAGAGCTACACCTGAAGAAAAACAAAACCTACGTAAAAAATTAGAAACAGAACGAAATGATATTAATTCTAAATATTATATAGATCGACGAAGATTTAATTGGCAACGAAGACAAGAACTCGAAGATTTATATGGTTGGGATTTAGTTGGACGAACTTGGAGATAAAAATGAAACTAACAAAACAAAAACTAGAACAATTAATAATGGAAGAATATAGAAGTATGAACCGACAGATCTTTGATAAACGAAGACAATACCCCAAAGGTGGAACTATCAGAGCATTTGGCGATGAAGATCAACCAATAAATTACCCAGAACTTCATGATAAACTTACCAAACTAGGGTCACAGAACCCAGAGGGTTTCCATCAAGCAAGAGAGTTAGCTGATTCCATGGACGAACCCCTTGATATAGAGCATGACCCAAGCAAAATGAGGACATTTAACATTCAATCCACCGCCCCTGTTGAAATGCAGCACGGTTCTTGGTTTGACTATGTTATGACAGGTCATGCTGATGATTTTCATTCTCCAATAGATATGGATAGATTTAAAGAATATGCAAAATCGTTTGAATTTGGAGATCAAGATATAGACAAGCTGTATGATAAACTTGATTCTGAACGTATAAAATTACGTCAGAAAATTTTTATAAATCAACCAAAAACAGAAACTGAGCGTAAAAGAGAATTAGAAAAACTTTATGGCCTTGACCTCCGAGATGATTGGATGAAAAGAAGCGCTTTTGATTAATAAATAAAAATATTTGACAAATCTTTCCAAGTGTGTTATACTATATGTATCAATAAATAACGGAGGATTTATGACCAATTACAACTTGGGCTATGCTTGTATTAACAAAGGTTTCTCGGAGAGACCAAAGAAACAACGTATAACTACAAACCGAAGTATGATCAAGCGAACATTCAAAGAGAAAGGTTTGCCTTATGCTTCTGAACTTGCACTTCTTAACTCTAAGGACTTGCTTACAATTATGAAGTGGAACAAAGATAATAACATTCACTTCTATAGAATGTCCTCAGACCTTATACCTTGGGCTTCTGAATACGAACTAAACCAACTACCAGACTATGATGCAATTTCTGAAGTCTTATACGAAGTTGGCTTGTTTGCTGCGGAAAACAACATCCGTGTCACAACTCACCCTGGTCCTTTTAACAAACTGACCAGTCCAAAAGAATCTGTAATACTAAATACTATTAGGGACTTGGAGATTCATGGTGAGATCTTTGACTTAATG